ATAAAGCGTTTGACATTAGGGCAGAGATTGACAAGATCGATGCCGGGATACAGAAAGCAAACGAACAGAAAGCAAAGTTAATCAATGAGTATAATCCGGTAGCACAGGAAATATTCAAACTTGAAAATGAAGCAAAGAAGAAATCAGAAGCAAAGCCAGGATTAAAATTAGCTGATGGTTATCAACCTGAAGACAATGAAGAAAAAGATAATCCACCGAAAAAAAAATAAAATATGAACAGCAGTTATCCTCTCCACATAGAGAAGCAGCAAGAACAAATATACGTCAATGCTATCTCTAAGCTATCAAGAGTAGTAAACAAGAAAGTCAAACAGGAATACAATAATCTTGACTCTGCTAAATTTGCCGAGATAGAAAATCAGATGTATGCAGAACTTACAAAGGTATATCTTACAACAGAATTTCTTACCACACAATTCAATAACGTTAATTATCTTCTTGACGCTTGGGTATATTCTAAGCTAAGAAACGAGATCAAGAAAGCATTACTGAAAAAGCCGAATAAGTTTTATAGTGTAATATTCCAGAAAGACGATCCTTTAATTCAAGACTTTATAAATGCTTATACCCGGTCAAACATAGAGCTTGTTCAAGCGTTAGGGAAGCAGTATATACCGGAGATAAGTCAGTTAGCCTCAAAGACGTTTCTGGAAGGCGGTAGCAGTAAAGACTTAGCTTATCAGATGTTAAAGTTTACGGATGAGAATAAGAATAAAGCGGCATTCTGGGGCAGGAACGAGCTTGGTTCTGCTTATGCTGAATTTACACAAGTAAGACAAACATCGGTCGGGATCAGGGAATATATATGGTCGACTGTAAAAGACAACAAAGTAAGAGATGCACATCAGGAACTCGAAGGACAGAAATTCAATTGGACGCAAGGGGCTGGACAGACAGGACTATTAACTGCGCCAGGGGCTAAGCATCCCGGAGATGATTACAACTGTCGGTGCAGTGCTGAACCAATCATAGAGGTATAATTAAATGAAAGAATATTATAAATCAGTTAAAAGCATATTAGAAAAAAAAACAGATAAAGAAAAAGTAGAATGGTTATTAAATAGATTTGATACATATAGAGAAGAAAAAGAAAAAAGATTTAAGCAAACAATTGAACTCCGTAATGGAGCTATGAAAAAAGAAATAAAATACTTAAATGAAAAGATAAAAGAATTAGAAATAAAAGAAAAAATTTATGCAAATATATTAACATATTATTTAAATACAAATAATGTTGTTCCAATAGATATCGATAAAATCAAAATGGAAATTATAAAAAATATTGAAAATAATCAAATATGAGAAAAGCAAAAGAAAACATAATCAAATCAACACAGGAAATAAGTGACATCCTGAAGAAAGCCGGAAGTATAGAAATTGAAGTTAAGAACTGTGACGGCAAAAGAGAAATAATTTACACAGTGCCGGAAAAGAAAAAGAAAGTAAAATATACTAAAATTAAAAATCAAAAAGGAGTAAAGTAAATGAATTGTCCTAAATGTAATATTCCATTTTTAGGAGATTATGAAGAAATGGAAAAGAAAAATATAAGACAAGATGCATGTATTCATAAATGGAAATTTGATACAAAACTTATAAATAAATATTATGATACGGATTGCGTTGGAAATAAAAATCATAAAGAAATTGAAGTAGCATTATATTCTTGTGAAATATGTGGCAAGATAAGAAAAATATATTAAAATAATACTTGATAATAGGGAATTGCAAGTAAGATCGGATGAGTTTATGCAAATGTTAAATTGTTTAAAGGGATAAAGTTAAATGAAAGTATATATTTTTGATCCTAACGGGTATGGCGATTTTTATATAATATTAAGTGATTCTGCCGATAATGCTTTAACATCGCTTAAAACTTTTTTCAATAATAAAGTTAAAAATGATAAACAATTTTCAAAGTATTATGAAAGATATGTTGAAAAATGGGAAAATGCTACAATAGATAATTTGCCTGTAGGGTATTGTATAAAGACACTAAATGCAGGGGATGTCCATGAAGGAGAGTATTCTTAATAAATGAAAATCCGCACAATCTCACCGCAAATAATCGGAGCTTGTAATTATTATCGCAATATGGGAGTATTAAGCAAACTTAATTTAACGCTTGAATACTCAGATATATTTGAATGGCATACATTGCTTGATGTTGATATTTTATTCCTTGAAAGACCTTATACAGATAATCATTTACTGGCGATTAAATACGCTAAGGATTTTAATCTTAAAATCTGGATTGATTACGATGATAATCTTTTTTGTTTACCGGAATGGAATCCAAGTTATTCAATATTCAGCCAGCAATCAGTACAAGACAATATTAAAAGATGTTGTGAATCAGCGGACATTATAACAGTACCGACAATTAAGTTGAAAGAGGAGTTCTTGAAGTATAATAAGAATATTGAGATTGTGCCTAATGCTCATAATGATTTTAATTTTCCTTTAGAATTTAAGCCGTCAAAGAACCAGACAATATTCTGGCGTGGCAGTGATACTCACCGGGTTGATTTACAGTACGTTTTAAAAAGCATGGTCGAAGTAAATGAAAATAATCCTGAATGGACATGGGAATTCATCGGGAAGGGGTTATGGTTCGTTACTGACTACATACAGAATAAAAGAGTGCATCCTGAATTAAATATCATACCTTATTTTACCCGAATTAAATCAATCAATCCGGGAATATGGATTGTGCCGTTATTTCCGAATTTATTCAATGAAAATAAAAGTAATTGCGCTTGGATTGAGGCTACTTATGCAGGTGCTGTTTGTCTTGCTCCTGACTCTTCTGAATGGCATAGACCGGGAATTATAAATTATTGTGATACCGGAGACTTCAAATATAAACTTCAAATGCTTATTGATGATCCTGATAAACGGTTAAAGAATTACACAGCGTCTTATGAGTATGTTAAAAAAAATCTTGTATTAAGTAAGGTTAATAAACAGAGAGAGGATATAATAAATAAACTATGATCAAATTAAATTTAGGTTGTGGATTTGAGAAGAAAGAAGGATTTATAAATGTTGATTTAGTTGATGCGGACATTATCGCAGACTTAAATCAAGACTGGGATTTTGTTGAGGCAAATAGCGTTGATTATATTCTTGCGTCAAATATATTCGAGCATTTACCCGATAAAATACATACAATGAATGAACTATACAAGATACTAAAAGTTGGTGGCATAGCTGAAATATATGTTCCTTCAACAGATGGCAGGGGGGCTTTCCAAGACCCTCAACATTGTTCATACTGGAATATAAACTCATTTGAGTATTTTTCGAGCAGTAAAAATTATGCATGGCATCTATTAAATTCAAGATATGGATTTAAAGGCGATTTTGAAATAAATGAATTAGTTGATATTGATATGCAAGGCAAAATAATAATGACTAAGGCGATATTAGAGAAAGTATGAAATGGTTTTCACAAATAGATATAACGAATTATTGTCATATAAATAATTGTGTTTATTGTTCGAGATTTGAAAGACATATTCCTGAAAATAAACGATATTATATGCCTATTGAGCAAATTGAACAGGCAATAAAAGCTTGTGCAAGTTGGTTAAATCCCGTAGGAATAATAGGCGGAGAGCCTCAACTACATCCAAATTTTACAGAAATTTGTAAGTTATTATTAAAATATAATCCACGTTCTAAATATGGTCTATGGACTTCTATCAATCCGAAAACATCAAAATATAAAAATTGCATAGAAGATACTTTTGGATTTATAGCCTTTAATGAGCATAATAATAATCAACTTGAAACATGCAAACATCAACCATTAACTTTATCATCAATAGATATGATTGAAAATAATGAATTAAGAAAAGAATTTCAGGAACAATGCTATTTCAGATTAAAATGGTGTGGCACAATAAACCCTAATGGGGCTTTTCATTGTGAAATTGCGGGTGCAATTGCCTATCTTTTTAATATCAAAGGTTGGGATATAAAAGACAGATGGTGGGAAAATGACTGGCATACACAGCAACCTATTTGTGATTTATGCGGTGGATGTGTGCCGCAGGAAAGACAATTGATATGTAATAAGAAGCAAAAAATATCATTATCTTTTCTTGAAGGGCTTATTGGACATGACTGTGAATTAGGGGATTATGAATTAATTCAAGAACCTTATACAATTGAATATCTTAAAAGTCATTGCGTAGAGAAGCCAGGAGCGTATAGAGGGGACAGGGGCGAAGTCGAAGAAAACACAATAAATATAAACTGGAATAAATATGAGAATTGAAACATTAACTTTTGTTTATAATGAACAATTTTTATTGCCATTTTATTTTAAGCATTATGACTTTTGCGATAAGTTTAATATTATATATGATACCGACAGCACAGATAAAACATTAGAATTACTCCAGAATAATTCTAAAGTAAACATAATACCGTTTACTTTTCCTGATGGCATGGACGATCAACTAAAAACAAATAAAATAAATTCCTTTTATAAAACATTGCCTGAAGGATTAAGAGTATTTTGCGTTGATGCTGATGAATTTATTTTTATTGATAAAGATACATTAAAAACATTCGATGTTAATTGTATAGTAATTGATCTTTATAATGTTTATAGACATATAACAGAAAAAGATTTAGATATAAATATTCCTGTCATAAATCAGAGAAAACACGGAGAATTATTGAATATATATAAAAAACCAATAATAGTTAAATCAGGTTTACCATTATCTTGGGGAGTTGGTAATCATACAATCTCAGACGTTAATCCGGTTGATATAAATATTCAAGGGGCACATTGGTCAAACGCAGATTTATCTTTTTGTATAGAAAGACGTGTTAAAAACAGAATGCTAAGACAAAGCAAATATAATCTTGAACATGGATTAACAATACAACATCATGGAATAACAGAGCAAGACGTAATTGATGAATGCAAAAAACATGAGAATGACCCGGAGGTATTTAATGTTTGAGGATTGCTTTATTGCGGTGTACACGAATGAATGTAAATCTTATTGCGATGAATTATTTTTTAATACATTATTAAATAGCAATATCGAACAAGCAAAAGTAAGCGTAATAGATAATTCAATAACTGGTTACGTTAATAGGCTTAAAATTTTATGTAATAATAAAGCTGAAGTAAATCATATAGACGTAAGCAGGGGAAATCAAAGGACATTATTTTTAAGAAATGTTACTGAAAGTCTTTTGAAACTAAGAGAGCAATTTTTAAAAACAAATTGTAAATATTTTATAATTCTTGAATCAGATGTATGTCCTATAGATAAAGAATGGTTAAATTATTTTATGGAAGTTATAGACAAGGCTGATATTATAGGTGGATTATATTATCATGGGTTTCATGGTGATGATTTATTTTTTAGTAATGATATAGTATATGTAAATCATGTATTATCAGGATGTACATTATATAAACGAGAAATAATAGAGAAGTACTCGTTTAGATGGGATGAAAATAATTTAGGTGCATTCCCGGATGCGTGGATTTGCCAAGATGCAAAAAATTATAGAATCGCAAATTATTGTAAAATAAAATGTAATCATATACATAAAAAAAATGGTAATAGAGGGCTTGAATTATTAAAATAATAATTGACAAATTAAATGGTTATGAATAGTTTATGATTGAGATTGAAAAATTTGAAGACAAGTTAAGAATTGCTGTTTTAGAATTGATAAAGGAGATAAACCGAAACGTACATATTGAGATAGATGCGGAACATTGCAATAAGACAGTAAAGATTAAGATACAATTGAATAACAGTTTTAAATAGTACCTCGGTACAGTTGAAATATTACAGCCGACCACAAACAAGTGGCCGGCTTTTTTTATGCCTAAAATTTAGGAGACATAATATTGAACATCAAATTTGATCGTGCAGAACTTAAAGCCGTTCAACTTGAAAACGGATTTTTGAAAGCTAAGATTTCTATCGCGCGCCCGGGTGTGTTTAAGTACGCAGACAATGGCATAGTTACGAATGAAGCCAAACTTCCGGAAGACTTATTTTCAGCATTAACAATGGAATCAATCAAGGCAGGTATTCCGATAACGGATAATCATCCTGAAGAAAACGGAGATTATGTTTTAGTTGATTCAAATAATTACAAAAAATTTATCAAAGGTAATATCTCAAATGTTAGGATTGAGAATAATGAAATAACCGGAGACGCTCTTATATATGACGCTGATTTAATTAAGCGAATTATGGATAAAAAGCAGAACGAGGTAAGCGTTGGATTTACTTCAATGCTTGAACCGGAAACAGGATTCTACGAACAACAGCAGTACAACATAAGACAGAAAAATATTATGATTAACCACGCTGCTATGGTAACACATGGCAGGGCAGGTGAAAGTATAAAAATACATTTAGACAGGAGGCAAGATATGCCAAGATGGACAGTTGAAGGTAACACTTCAGAATCATTAAAATACAGGCGTTTTGACGGTAAAGAAGATATTGAAGTCGCTCCTGAAATCTTTTCGGAACTCATAACTATCAGGACTGATCTCAAAGAGAAGATAAAGGAAATCAATACTCTTAAAACCGATAATAACGATCTGAAAACAAAGGTTGAGCAGCTAAAGACAGACTCCGGTAATTCGGACGAAGTGAAAAAGCTGAAAGTTGATCTTGATACAGCTACGGATAAGGCGAATGAATGGAAAAAGAAATATGATGAACTCCAGTCAAGCCTGCCGGGAATGGTTGATAAAGAATCAGCAGAGAAGTTCAAGCTTGTTGAATTTGCAAAGTCAGTTGATGCAAACATGAAAGTGGACGGTCTTTCCAATAAAGAGATCAAAGTGCAAATAATCGCAGCCGGACTACCTTTTAAAGAAGGCATTAAGGTTGATGAATTATCAGATGAAGCAATTGACGCAAGATATGACGCAGCTTGTGAGTTGTTAAAAGTAAAAGCAAATACTACTCCGGTGACGAATCCGAAAACAAGGATAGATTCTAATATAATCGAACAGAAACGGGAAGGATTGCTTCATATTCACGAAAATTTTATGAACAAGGGGGCTAAGTAATGATACCTGTTGAAAGTTATTACACGAATAAAAAATTAGGACTTGGCAGGATAGCCGAACATAACCCGATGACAAATATCCGAACAGCCGCAGCAAGCGGAACTAATATCGGGTTTGGTCTTGCGGTAATGGATGGCGATGTTGCAGATCAGGTCAAACTGTTTTCTTCAGCGTCTGGAAGGTTTAGAGGCGTTGCAGGTTATTCAGTTGAAGCAGGGAATCTTGACGGCGGACTTTTTGAAAACGGCGATGCTGTTCCGGTAGTAGATCAGGGCGTTGTTATGGTTTATGTTGAAGAGGCTATTGTGGCTGGTGATTCTGTACGAATAAGACATACAGATGGAACTCCAGGGGCTTTCTGCAAAACAGCAGTTACTAACAAAACAGCACTTGTAACAGGTGCGGAATGGCGTGGTACTGGCGCAAGCGGTACGGCTGTTGAACTTTTCTTATCACCGCCTTTCACAATAACAGCGGATACTTAAAATATAGGAGGAAAATAATATGCCTTTTGAACATGGATTATTTACACAAGACGATTTTTTGCAGATTGATAACGTATTATATACGCCAAAAGTTGAAGAACTTCCGCATAGGCGAGTATTCAGTTTAAATACTTCCTTTGCAAGATACGCTCAGGAAATAGGATACGACTATTATGTCAGAAACGGGAAAGCGAAGATACTGGCATCAGGCGGCGGAGCTAAAGACGTTCCTTTTGTCGGAGAATCCGGCGGACGCATAACACAGAAAGCCTTTACGATTGCATCAGGCGTAAGATATACACAGGATGAACTCGAAGCTATTCAGGCTAAGAGGGCACTCGGTAAGGGGCCGGCGATTCAGCTTGATACATTGAGAGTTGAAACCGCAAGACGTTATATATTTGAAACTGAATGTAAATTAGCTTTTGCCGGGGATGCTAATTTCGGCATTAAAGGTATTTTTGATTCAAGTTTCTATGGAACCGATTTAGGCACAATGGAGAATGTTGCACAAGGTGCTTATTCAGGAACAGCAGCAGAGAAACGACTCTGGATCAATAAAACATCAAGAGAAAAACTTACTGACCTTCATACAGCTATGAAGACAGTTCAGAAAGATCAGTTTTATAAAGCTCGTGTACTTGTATTGCCTCCTGAAAAATATAATCTTTTGGCATTGCCTTTCAGTGATACTGGAGATTCAAGAACGCTTTTACAGTGGCTTAATTCTGATGGTATGTACTTCGATCAGATCGTAGTTACAAATCAAATGAAAGCAACTAATAACGGTGATACAGTGGATTGGTTTATGGTACTTGATAACGATCCGATGAACGTACAGCTTTCACTTCTCTATGATATAGAAAGGGGTGCGCCTGTTCAGGACATCGTAGGCACAGTCGAAATGGCGATTAAGATGAAGACAGCGGGTGTTATTGTACGTTATCCGGCTGCAATTTACATCGGAAAGGGAATTTAGATGGCAGAAGCCACATTAACACAGTTAAGAAATACTCATCCGGCACTTACAACAGTGTCGGATGATGTATTAAATCAGCATTTAGCAGACGCTAAAAATTATATTGAAGCGCATGGATATACTTCAGCTCATGCAAGATTCAATGAGCTTCAGCGTTATAAAGCGTGTCATTTGTTGAGCGTGGCAGATCAGGGTAAGAGTAACATAAGATCAAAGAGCATAGCAGACGTATCAATAAGTTATGGTGGGATTGATACTTATAATAACTTTATCGGGACAGACTGGGAAAGGGAATTTTACAAGATTAAATTACAGATCGAAGGTATTGCAAGCAGATGTCTATAACAGACAAAAACAGATTTCCTGAACTTAAAAAGAGAGTTAAAGAATTAACCCGAAAACAAGTTCATGTTGGCATTTTAGGAGATGCTGATTTGGCAATAGTAGCAAGGTCAAATGAGTATGGTACTAAAATTCCAATAAGTGAAAAGATGAGAAATTATTTAAACTACTTAGGATTACATCTTAAAAAGACAACTAAGTATATTATTATACCGGAGAGGTCATTTTTCAGAACGTCTTTTGATTTAAAGAAAAATCAGAATAGAATAATGGATATAGCGGAAAGCATTACTGATTTAAGCGTACCAGTTAAAATGATAACTGAAAAAGTCGGGCTATTCATGACAGGTGCAATACAAGCAAAGATTAAGACGAATATACCTCCGGGTAATCATCCATTTACGACAGAGCAGAAAGGCGGCAAGAATAAGACGCTTATAAACACCGGACGTTTATTGATGGGGATAACACATAGAACAGTATGATAAACGTAGTTTCAGAATTTGCACAGAGTTTGACAGCGGACATATTCGTCTCAGAGGCGTTTGACGCTTCAGGAAGATTGACAACAACTTATGCAACAGGAGTGGCAAAAAGACTGGCAGTATTCCCTATGACTTTCAAGGACTTACAGTTTGCCGGAGAAGGCGGATATACGATGCAGGATAAGAAGTTTTACGAGTGCGGATCGCCGTCAATATCTTTGAAGTCAGTTATTTATCATGGAAGCGAAAGTTATAAAGTGGACAGTTTACAGGACAGAAGTTTTGAAGGAAGTTTTTCAATATATATCGGGAAAAAGATAGATGATACCGGGCAGCAGGATTAACGCAATAGTCTCCGGGATAGCGGTTCATTCCGGGATTAACATTCAGATGGCAGATCAGGGTGGACATAAACCTGCTTATCCGTATCTATCTTGGAAGATTATATCAAGTCAAGAAGAAGGAGACTATCAGAATTTAATCGTACCAGAATCAAACGGAGATCAGGTCAATTTAAATCGATATGAACAGTCAAAGCAAGTAATGAGCTTAACTTTCATAGGGCAGGACATACAAGATTTATGGGCAAAGACTACTACAGCGTTACAGTGGATCAAGTCAACAGCCTGTCAGGATGTGGCAAAGTTAAACAATATAGTTTTAAGAGTAATGAATAACCAGATTGAGGACAGGACGGTATATCTGGAAACATTTTACGAGAATAGATTAGGTGTTGATATAAGATTGGATTATTACGGATCGCCGATAGATACGATTGAAGCGATTGAAACGATTGAAGTTACACCTACAATAGATTTAGTACAAGAAGAAAAAATTATTATAACAGAACCATAGGAGGAATAACATGGGAAGTTTCATAAACGATATTACCATTAACATTTCCGCAGGAACACTCGGACTAACAGAGCAGAGTTTTTTGCCATTAATTTTAGGTTCAGGCGGTTCAGCTGCGACAGGTGTGACAGTGGCGGCTGAATTGACGGATTTAACAGATGCGGGTTATCTAAGCACAGACAATGAGTATCTAATGGCTTCCGCAATGTTCGCACAGACTCCACATGTTTCAAGCGTGGCGGTATTCAGAAAAGCAGATGCAACAGATTATGATGACGCATTAGCTACACTGATTGAAACATATAATGATTTTTACGGAATAGTTATTGATTCAAGAGACGGAGATGACTTGCATGATGTCGGCACATGGGCGAACGCAAATAAGAAATACTTTTTTGGATGTTCTGATGATCCGGATGATCTTATCGGTAGGAATGTAGACAGAGAAGCCTATCTTATACACAATAATGAAGCGACAGACTTTCCTGAATGCGCATGGGTAGGTAAGATGTTGGCGAAAGTTCCAGGATCGGCGAC